ATTTCCAGTAGTAGCAGCTCCACCTAATGCTAGTTCACCAATTGCAATAGAACTGTCAGAAGTAGTAGACTGACCCATTGCATTTAGTCCCATTGCTACGTTTAGAGTGCCAGTAGTCAACGCATCCGCTACAGTTGTTCCAATCGCAATATTACTAATACCAGAAACATCAGCAGCACCTAATGCAGCACGACCAATTGCGATGTTATCATCTGCAACTCCGTCAGTTGCGGCCAATGCTGAACGTCCTATAGCGATATTATCAGCACCATCTGGTGAAGCACTCAGTGCTAGTCTACCTATTGCAACGTTATCTGTTCCAGTTGTTAATGCATCACCAGAAGTTAATCCCACTCCAATGTTGTTTGTTCCAGAGGTTAATGCTGTTAGTGCTGAAGCACCTATTCCGATATTTCCTGCTCCGGCTACGTCACCTGTTCCAAGTGCGGCTAATCCTATTGCTATGTTTGTATCTCCGTCATTACCTGAGACAGCCAATGCTGAACGTCCTATAGCGATATTGTCAGCACCATCTGTAGAAGCACTAAATGCTAGTCTACCGATTGCTACGTTATCCGTCCCTGTAGTCAGAGCGTCTGCTGAAGTTAATCCTACTCCAATGTTATTTGTTCCAGAAGTCAATGCTGTTAGTGCGGAAGCTCCGATACCTATGTTTCCTGCTCCGGCCACATCACCTGTTCCAAGTGCTGCAAGACCAATAGCAATATTTGTATCTCCGTCATTACCTGAGACGGCCAATGCTGAACGTCCGATTGCTATGTTATCAGCTCCATCTGTAGAAGCACTGAATGCTAAACGTCCAATTGCTACGTTATCCGTTCCTGTAGTCAGAGCGTCACCTGAAGTTAATCCTACTCCGATATTGTTTGTTCCAGAGGTTAATGCTGTTAGTGCTGAAGCACCTATTCCTATATTTCCTGCTCCGGCAACATCTCCTGTTCCTAATGCGGCTAATCCTATTGCGATATTTGTATCACCATCGTTGCCCGAAACGGCTAATGCAGAACGTCCGATTGCTATGTTATCAGCACCATCTGTGGAAGCACTAAACGCCAATCTACCAATTGCTACGTTATCTGTTCCTGTAAGTAAAGCGTCTGCTGAAGTCAATCCCATCGCGATGTTGTTTGTTCCACCCGTTATTTTCAATCCTGCCGAAATACCAATACCAATGTTACCAGATCCAGTTGTAACACCAGTTCCTATAGCTAATCTTCCTATAGCGATATTGTCATCACCAGTTGTAGCAGCACCTAGTGCGTTCAATCCAGCGGCAATATTACAAGTTCCTCCCGCTTGAAGACCATCTCCAGCAGTAGAATCAAGTAATACGTTCCCATTGGTAGGGATGGATCGTAAGTTTGCGAGTTCTCTAGATTGTGACATAGTTATGACCTTCTAATAAATTTCTGATTACAGATATAATTCTATTCTTTTATATTTATAACCAAACAAAGTTAGACGACTATTTTATCAAGTCCAACTTTCTTCTTTTCTTCTTTGAAATTATCCCAGCTCATCGTGCCAGTTGACTTTCTTCTTACTTTTCCGTCTTTTTCTTTTGGTTCTGTGTGTAGTTCTGCTTGTGCTTCTTCTTCCAAATCATACAACTTCATCTTTGCTCTATCAATTCCAATCACAAAGTTTCTATTTTTGACAGGATCATTGTATCTATTCTTGAGTTGTTTTACCTTGATTTGGTTGTGTTCTTCCAGTTCTTCTGTAGAAATCAAAGCAAACATAAAGTCAGCAGTTGCAGGTAAACCGAAACTTTCACTTGTATCTTCCAGACCAACATCTGAACTCATAAACCCTGTTCTATTCAACTGAGTAGCAGATACAATAGGTAAATTACATTCTACAGCAAGACCTCTCAATTCTTCAGCTATTGCTTTAACAACGAAATACGAACCAGCAGATATGTTATTCTTGTATCGTGTAGAAGTACAAAGGTTTAGGTAATCCATGAATATAATGTCTGGAAAAAATCCCTTCTTAATCTTCAGTTCGTTTATCAGAGCACGAAAGTTGTTTGTCGATGCAGTTGCTGTAGGATATTCTTTTACAATCAGTCTTCCCTTGATTTTATCCTTCAACTTATCCATTTTTTTAATGTAAGTAGTCTTGGGCATATTCTTGAGAGAATCCAAAGGAACATTCATAAGGTTGGCATCAATCCTCTCAGCAATTCTTTCCTCCGCCATCTCTAATGTGATATAAAGAACATTTTGATTTTCAGTAAGACAACCTGCAGCCATGTGACACATGAATAGAGATTTACCAACTCCTGTTCCAGCAAGTGCGATGTTCAGAGTTTTTCTTGGTAATCCTCCTCCTGTGATTTTGTTGAAGTATTCCAAGTCGAAAGGAATTTTCTCTTCTTTTCTGTTATAAAACTCAAACCTCTCCATAGAATTGTCGAGATAATCGTGCCCGATATGAGTATCAAAAGTAACAGATAAAGCATCGGATAGGATAGTAGGGATAGCATCCTTAGAAATTTCAGATTTGCTTGACTCATCGAATATTCCTATAGAATCTGTGATTGCATTGTAGAGTGCTTTGTCCTGACAAAACTTTTCACTTCTTTCAAGTAACCATGGCAAATCTTCTCTATTTTCTTTTTGGTGAGTTGTTTCGGCTTCGTTCAACAATTCTGTAGTAGAACCAAATTGTTCTTCTGTCAAATCATTTCTATCACTCAATTCAATGATGAGAGCTTCTTTACTAGGTAGGTTAGAGAACTTGTCAAAGTATTTATAGATTTCATTGAATATTGTTTTATCAGTATAGACAGAGAAATATTCATCCTTTATAAAAGGTAAAGTTTTTCTAGCAAACTCTTCGTTGTATAGTAGGTTTCTTAGTATTGTATTTTCGATTCGTTCCATGTGTCAATTCTATTTTACTTTTCGGGTAAACTATAAAAATTGGGCGCAGTTAACTCAATCCACCCTGTTATATAAGTTTTTCGGCCTTCTAATGGTGGATTACCACGGTGTTTGTGAGTAAACCCTGCTGGCCAAATTAATAGTTTACCCACTTCTGGTTCTACTCTCATAGATTGATATAGAAATTCTGTTTCTCCTCCGCTTTTGGGAGATTCTATAGTTAAGTGCCATGCAAGTACTCTTTGTGAATTGTGAAAACTGTGCTCATGGTGCCAAACATGAAACCCACCAGAAGGGTGAACTCTATGAACCTTATATGAATATGATGTCATGGGTACATCTATATCAAACTCTTCATAATATTCTCCAGCACATTTATTTAAATTAATCCACAATCTTTTGCTCCACGGGCCAGGAAACATATCTTGGGGTATTAGTTTAGGTACAACTACCGATTCATCTTTTCTATCTCTTCCTCTCACATTTGATTCTTCCCAAGCAGACTGTGTTATATTATTTTCCGATAGTGCATCAAACCAGTTTACAAATTTTGAACACAACTCATCAGTTATAACGTTTGAAGCAATACCTATAAAATTTTCAATTTTCATTTCTTTTCTCTTAAAACTGGTTTGTTAAAATCATATTTTCTATTTTTTCCATCTTCACTTTCTTGTTTTTGTATTTCTAACTCTTCATTGATGACATGAATGTAAATCTGACCAAGCAGATACTCAAAATCTTCTCCCTCTAGGTCAGAAACTTCTTCATCCATCTCAGGCGGAATACCAATCATGTCATATTCATACCTGAGTTTTCGTGTTCCATCTTCGTTGTCTTTATCAGCAAATTGAAACTTTCCATATGCTACAACAACTCCCTTGAACGGTCCTTTCTCAACCATGACACAAGCTCTGTCTTTTCCTTCGGGGTCTTCTTTGATACTATAATGACTCTTTATCTCCGCTTGTGTCATCTCCTTCTGTATTTTCTCCGATTTCATCATCTTCTGTTCTTCCATAGGTATACTCTACTTTCGTGTAATTATCAATTTGATTCAATATATCTTCTGTAAAATATTTTTGTGGATCTTTGAGAATTTGTTTTGCAAATAATTTTGTACCATCGGGAAGTTCAATTCTCGTAGATACTTTCTTGAATATTCCGGCAGCTTCTGCAAGTTCCACTAACCCATAATACTTACTCAATCCTTTACTATACGTCAGAAGAACATCAACCATTTTATTCTCTTTAGTCAATCGTGATTTGTTCATCTTACAATGAATAATATTTCCGATTACTTCTGTACCATCTTTCTCTTTTCTCTTTGACAAAAATACGATAGAAGAAGCAGCGTATTGCATAGCAGAACCACCACCCATAACCTTTACTGGATACAACGAACCAATCTGGTCATACACATGATTGGTGACAATAAACGGAACATTTACTTTAGCAAGCATCAATGTAAGAACACGAAAAGTTCCCTTGATTACTTGTGCCTTTGTCATATCTCGTTTTTGATTGTCTTCTGATACGTCTTTCATCTCTTTGATTGTAGACAACATTCCCAAAGAATCCAGACACAACATCAATGGTGGTCTTTCCGATTCTTTAAGTTCTCCGTGTTTTTCTAAAATCTTAACCGCTTGATGTCGAAACTCTTCTACTGTTGCAACAGGCATATGAAATACTCTTGTCGTATCAATTCCACGATCTTTGAGCATATCACTTGTCAATGCTGATTCTGACTCAAAGTAAATACATCCAGCAGTAGGATTCATATCAAGAAAATGCTTGATGATTCCTAGTGTGAA